TATTGGTCTGACTTGTTAGTAGGCCATCAATTTACTGGTGGCTCTAGCGGGTCTATAGATGTAGCTAAGGCATGGCCTAATGGGTTTGATAAAGTTGTAGCTCTTGCCGCACACAATAACTTTCTTATTGTCTTTGGTGAGAATAATATAATTGTTTACAGTGGGGCAGACAGCCCTGCATCTATGGCTATACACGACACTATTTCTGGTGTAGGCTGTGTAGACAGAAACAGTATACAAGATATAGGAACAGATATTTTGTTCTTAACTCCTACAGGTCTAAGGGGATTAGGTAGGACAATACAAGAAAAGTCTCTGCCTATTACTGACTTGAGTAGGAACATAAAGCAAGAGTTGATTGCTAATACACTGGCTACTGCTACACCTGTTAGTACTGTGTACAGCCCTGAGAACTACTTTTATCTTTTGTGTTTTGCTGATCTTAATTTAGTGTATTGCTTTGACATAAGAGCAACGCTAGAGAACGGAGCGTACAGGGTTACTCGTTGGCCTAGTGTAGATTTTAAGTCGTTCCAAAGAGACAGGAACGGTGACATATACATAGGTTGTGTAGATGGTTTAGGTAAGTACGACAACTATAGAGACAACGGACAACCTTACCGCTTTAGGTACTTTAGTCCGGGTCTTACGTTTGGTGATCCAGCTAAGATTAAGATGTTAAAAAAGATTAGACCTACTTTGATTGGAGGAAACAACTCAGATATTTTCCTCAAGTGGTCTTATGACTTTTCAACAGATACCAGTTCTAGTACTTTTAGGACAAGCAGCGATACTCCCGGTTTTTATGGACAGTCTGAGTACTCTAACTCTGACTTTTCTGCTGAAGGAATCACTATAAGCAGGAACTCACTAAACACAACAGGGTACGGATCTGTAATTAACGTAGGCCTTGAAACAGACATTAACGGCTTTGCTTTGTCTATACAGGAAATGAACGTATTAGCACTATTAGGTAAAACGATATGATAAATTATGATAAAAACAGGAGTAGTTACTAATGGGTTTTTTAAGCGATATTATAGACGCCTTTGTTCCCAGTAACATTGAAAATCTGTATACTCAACCTATTCCACAGGCTGTGGCTCCTAATGTTTCATTTAGGCCTTTCACTGTGTCAGGACCAACAGGTAGAGTTGAGGGTTCCTCATCTGGCACTGAGTATTTTTTGGATTCTGCTGGTCAGGCGTTACAAGATCAGCTACAAAATAATGCCATGTCTAGATTTGATTCCGCTTCTATGCCAGTGGGCTATGGTGAATTAGGCGGGGCGCGAGAACAAGCGCTAGGAATTGGTCAGCAGTTTACAGCCCAAGCTGGTAACTACGGACTGCCTATGGCTGACAGAGAACAAGAGGTGTATGACCGCATTAGGGCTACACAGCTTGGTGAAGAAGAAAGACAGAGGCTTGCTTTAGAAGAGCGTTTGTTTAATCAGGGTCGTATGGGCGTACAGACCTCTATGTTTGGTGGTACACCAGAGCAGTTTGCAATGTCTAAAGCACAAGCAGAAGCTCAGAACCAAGCGTCCTTGATGGCTATACAACAAGCACAAGCAGAGCAACAACAACAAGCGGCTCTTGGGGCACAGTTTACTACTTTAGGCTCTGGTCTTGCGGCACAACAGCAGGCACTTGAGTCTGGACAGCAACAAATAGGCTTGGGTGCACTTCAGGGTGCTTACGTACCACAGGCGGCTATGCTGTCAGCGTTCTCTCCAGCACTTAACGTAGCATCTTTGGCAGACGTGGCACGTAGACAACAAGGTGAGCTTGGTTTAGAAGCGCAGATGGCTAATATTTCGGGACTTGTTGGTCAAAGGGCCGCGCTTGCTAATATGTACGGTGGTATCTATGGTGGTCTAGGTTCTGGTCTAGGTGGGCTGCTTAGTAGTGGTTTGTTTGGTTAAAGATAGAGGATAAATAAGATGGCTACTAATATAGGTTCAATTTTAGCCCAATCAGGGGCGACTACTGGTCAACTTATGGGCGGTGGTATTGCTAATCTTGGTGCTGGTTTAAGTTCTGGAATAGGCGGTATGTTGACTCGACGGCAAGAGAGAGAGCAAGCAGAAAAACAGCAGCAAACAGCAAGGCTAGTAGCAAGCGGTCAACAAATGGAAGATCAAGCGACGGCTCTTGCTGAACAAAGACGAAAAGGCCTTATTACAAAACAGGCTATTCAGCTTGCTCAAAAGGATGGTGATACAGCGTCACTTCAAGCTATTGGTGTTGGCGCTCTTGATCCTGCGGAGTACTTGAAAAGCAGGGCTACTTCCGGTAAAGTTGAACCAGTTACCCTATCCGCTGGCGCTGCTTTAGTAAACCCAGAGACAGGAGAGGTTATTGCTGAACGTGGGTTTAAGCCTGAGAAGCCGACTGACAAAGGAATAAAAATAGTAGAGCGTGAAGATGGTTCAGTGGTTATATTAAACGCAAATGATGGAACATTGATTAGCACGTTGGACCCACCCGGAAAAGGTGAAGGTGACCGTGATGCAGCTTTAAACCTAATCGCGCAAACCACCGGCTTTATTCAAGACGTTGATTCGTTGATGGACCCCAGCTTTTCAGAGACAGGTTTTATTGGCGGGGTGACCTCAATGGTTCCCGGAACTCCTGCATACGACAGAGAAAAAGAACTGTTGTCTATCAGGGCTAGACTTGGCTTTGACCAGATTAACACAATGAAAGAGTTAGCTAAAGAATCAGGAGCATCAGGAACAGGCTTAGGACAAATTTCTAACATTGAATTTATGTCTTTGCAGTCTACTATTGATGCTATCTATACAGGTATGTCAGCCGATGCACAAAACAAGGCTCTAGCAGCGATTAAGAAGCACCTAATAAATGTGCAGAAGCTGGCCGCTGGTATTGCTCCTGCTGACGCTATTGAGTGGAGTAAGCCTGAGTACAAAGCTGTAGGTTATCACCAAGACCCTGAGACAAAGATGGTCTTTTTCGCCCCTGACGGACCCAATGGGGTTAGATACAAACTCGTAGACGGTAAATTTGTCAAGATAGGAGCTTAACGTAATGTCTCTTGCAGAAGATATGGAAGCATTTGACAGAGCCTTTGGCGTACCTGCTGAAGGCGAACCTCTGGTGTCTGAAGAGCAAAAGAAAGAAATGGTGATTGACGACGAATCAGCGTTTTCTAGGGCATTTGAGAGTGACGCAGTAGACTTAGATAACTCTGACGTAGAAACAGAGGAATCTTCTCTGTGGAACCGGTTTTTTTCTGAGCCTTACCAAAGAGGAGTCGAACGACAAGCACAGACTATGCAGAGGCTAAGACAGAGCCAGCCTACAGCGGCAAGTATCTCAGCAGCCATGAGTGATCCTGCGGTACTTGAGGAGCAGTACAGGCAGTCTACAAACCTACCATCTGTTCTTTTGCAGACAGTCACTACGCCCCTCAGAATGGCCTTTGACTCTGCGTCTGAGATGGTTATGTTTGGTGCAGAAAAAGGCGTGGGTATGCTCCCTGAAGGACTCAAAGAGGGGGCCGCAGAGCAGTTTCAGGCATTGATGCAAACCAAGGGTGGGCAGATGGCTTGGAATGCTGCTGGTCAAGGCATGGATGCGTGGAAAGAGTTTGAGACAAACTATCCTAACGAAGCCGCCAACCTTGTCGCCGTAATGGACTTAGGTTTTACTAAAGGTGCGGGGCCACTTGTTAAACAGAAAGTAATACCCATGAAGCTAGAGCGTATAGGTATGCGTAACGAAGTTAAGCCTCTGGCTGGAGGTGACGCAGACGTATACAAAGTTTTGTTTGAGGGCAACAAGAAAACCCCTGAACAGGTACGGCTAACAGAAGATCCTAAAGGAGTATTAGGTACTCAAGAACAACTAGCGTCTGCTGAACAGTTAGAGCTTATAGACATAGCTAAGTCCGCAGGAGTCTCTGGCAACAAAACTCTACAGGCAAACCACAACGCATTTCAGCAGTACTATGATACTTTAGAAGCTAACTTAATGAAAATGTTAGCAAAGAACGAAAGAAAAGTTAACTGGGCTGAGTTAGACGATAATTTAAGAGCCAATATGAAAGCTCAGTTTGACGAAATGGTAGCGACGAACCCAAAACTTATGTCTTCAAAACAAGCAAAGCAGGAGACAGCTCTTTTGTACAAAGAAGCTCTGGCAATTTTGGATGAGCAGGGAGGAACACTTCAGGGATTACGTGTCACGCGATCTATGTTTGACGATAGAGCAAATAGGATGGGTTACGACTTATCTGGTGATTCTCTTACTACTAGAAACTTAGCAGCGATGGCTGTTCGTAAGGCCGTAAACCAAACCGTCTTTGATGTAGTACCTGAAGCAGGGACTTTATTCTCTAAAATGTCTAAAGTTATACCTTCTCTTGGTGCGTTGAATGCTAAAGCAGCTACAGAAGCTAAGACACGCTTTGGTCGTTTCATAAGTTCATTAGGTCTTCAGAAGTACGCTGGGAGTACGGCGCTAGGTGTCGCAAGCAACGCCATCTACGTCTTAGCAGGAACAGCAGTAGTAGGCCCGTATGCTTACATTAAAAACCAACTGAAGAGGCCCGGACCAGCAAAAGTAAGAGCTAAAGTTGCTTACCTCAAGCGTGATATGATTGGAGAAATTAAGAAAGCAATACAGTCCACAAAAGACCCTGTGGAGCGTAGTATGCTACAACGGGACAGCAAAGAGATTTACACGTATCTAAACGCTGTGTTCAAGCAAGTTGAATCTGAGCTACAGCAGGAAGAAACTGAATGAAGTGGTTAGAGAAAGCCTGAGAAACATAGCAGAAGCTAAACCATCTCAGAGGATGCTAACTCAAGAGAGAAAAGTAAACGTAGGTGCTACAACATTAGGCGCAGGTATGCTAACCGGAGGAAACCGTGAAGAAAAATAAAGGCCACACAGTAAGCTACCAATAGAGTAATCTAATGCTTAAGTATTTTTTATTTTTTGTTTTGTTTGTATCTCAGAATGTTATAGGCGCTGACACATTAATAAAATCTGGCTGTTCTAAAGATTATCCGGGGGTAAAGTGGTTTATCTACGAAGACGCTGAAGGCAGTAGATATGTAACCAAGGATGTTAGGTCTTGGGAGTGTGGCTTCAATCGTTATTTAAAGCTGTCAATGGAAAAAGCTTCTGGAGATAGATTTAATCCTGCTATAGTCACTGTAGATTATAAAGATATGTTAGGCCGTAATGAGCCTTGGGGGATGGTTCATCACTCAACAACTATTGGTACAGCAGTTCGTGTGGGTAGAGATACGGTAGAAATCTATGGGGATGGTCGTGTAGGTGAAGGTATCTTTACATTAGGCAGGACCAGAATAAAATTTAGCATAGAAGAAGAACCACGCTGTCCTAAAAACGGACTCTTAGATTGCGTAGGTTATAGATTTCTGGGTCCAAGCGATGGTTTTATCTACTATGGCGAAGACGATAATACTCTAGTAACTTGGGAGTTAGGGATACTGATGTATGCCCCTCCTGACTATTTCCCCAATGATGCACAAATGTATGAATACCCAGAGGGTTGGGACAAATGGCAGAGAAGAGTAGATGAATACAATAAAGTTTACGAAAAATCTGGCGTTCATATAAGATACAAACTAACAGAAGTTTGGCTCGCTAATTACGGAGGCTTACGTGACGTAGAAACGAAGGCAGATCAGCTTCCTGTAGATGTTGTGCTGGCCTATGGTATATCTTATGAGGGCACCTGCGGTGTTGCCTTTCCAAATACAAGATTTATTTCTGGTAAACCACCTTCTTCTATGTCCCGCTGTTCTATTTACACAGATCTCCATGAGATAGGGCACTCAGTAGGGCTTGCACACGGCCCAGAAAACCAAGCTTACGGAGCAGTAGGCTATATTTTCCCTGAGTTTGGACACGGCTGGAATGATATATGTGGGAACTATGATGATCTTATGTCTTATGGATATAACAAGGCCTACCACACTAATTCTAATTTAATGTGTGATGATATATTCCCTTTAAGCGGTTTAACGCCAGCAGGATACAGAGATATTTCAGACACCTCCTATTCACTCAACAGAGTTAGGTATGATGTGTCTTTAATAAACGATGAAAGTTTTCAAGAAGATGAAGTTTTAAAACTTGTAAAAGTACAGGCCCGTAGAATTAGAAAAGTTATTATAAATTAACAAGACAAGCAAACAATAAGGAATAACATGAAAGATAAAGACCACACAGTAAACTACACATCTCTGGACTACCACAGTATGTGTGAGCGTTCTAAGGACCGCATCAAGAAGATGCAGAAGGAAGGAATACCCACGTCCCATGACCCTAAAGAGAAGCCAGAGGACGTAGGTGGTGACGACAGAGGTTACTCTATCTTCTTTATGTCTTAGATTTCACAGTTGTTACCTGTGCAAGCTAACTGCTGGCTACCTTCAGTCATATCAGACTCCTCGTTGATGTCCCAGTTGATTTCAGTAGGGAAGTTCTTCTTGAGTGACTTGAGGGTAGCTTTGTCCACAGGTTCATAAGGAGCCTGCTGGTACGTATGATCTGAGTAAGGAAGGAACGAAATTCCTGATACCTTATCAAACTTGTTGTACAACCACTGGCCCACCTCCAGGAACTCGTTATCACGGTAGTAGCAAGTCATAGACGGCTTGTGTTCACACCAGTAGTCCTGATACATCTCCCACAACTCTAGTTGCTCTATTGCACCCATGTCTGAGGCTGTCACAGCGCCCTCTGGTGAGGCGATAGGGAAGCTGAACACCTTGGTACTAGGGTTCATCACATCGTCCTCCACAGGCACACCAGCGGCCTCTAAGACCACACAGAGTGGGTCACGAGCGTCTGCACGAACCCGTCGAATGTACTGTGGGCTAAAACGAGGATGGCACCCACTAGCACTATCGACCAACTGACTAACAGTACCGCTAGGCTTAATCGCAGTAATAGCTGTAGAGGGATTAATGTTAAGTCTCTCAGCCCACCGCTTGTTAGTCTCAATTGATTCCTCTCGCATTTCTGTGAGCCACTTCTTAAGCTTTGCATTGTCACCTCGTCCTGATAGTAGCGGATGGTCCATGATGCCCGTCAGTGACACCCCTAGTAACGCCTCTTCCTCAGTGTTAGTCTTCCATATCTTACGTAAGTACCTAAAGTCAGTTAGCGTAGCCTGTAGCGTACCTAAGATAGACGCAATGCGTACCTTGTGCTTCAAGGTGGCTAACGTGTCCTGAGGTCTTACTACGACTTCTGACAGGTTGCAGAACTGGTTAGGTCTGAGGATGATCTCAGAACACGGGTTAGTTCCAAACTCGTGGTCAGGGTCACGCCTACCGTTCTTAGCTGCTTGTTTCTGACTAGCGACACGAGAGAACATCCCACGTTCACCAGAGCGTGACTCGTACAAACTAGTCCACTCATTTAGGTAAGCCTCAAAGTCAGGCTTCTCTGTGTAGCAAGCAGAGTTGTTAGCTAGACCCCTATGTGGACTATCTACCCACCACTGTCCTGTCTTAGCTCGACGTAGGCGATCGTCAGTTAAGTTAGAGAGTGAGATCAGGGCGCTACGTCTAACTCCTCCGACCACAATACACGATGCTATCTTACAGCAAAGATCGTGGCATTCAATGGATGTAAGTTTTCTTCCAGCAGCTTCTCGAAAGATTTCGACTGTAAACTTGAAGAGATCGACGAGAGGTTCTGGACCACTTGCACGACCTCCGAAAGTTTTAAGTGCGGAACCCGCAGGTCGTACTCTGCTAACGTCCCACTGGGGAATTTGACCTGAATACAACAATGATACCAGTTCCCTAAACGATTTCGACCATCCGACCTTTGAATCGTCAACATTAATAACTGTGTCTGTTCCATGAAACTCCTCTGCAACCTCTGGCAACTTAGATACGTACTGGCGTTCTACTGAGTAACCCACTCCTGTGCCGCACATGAGGACGTACATCATCTCATCAAAGGCCTTAGGGTGGTCGATAGGTAAGTAGCTACAGTTAAACCCTGCTACGTTGTCACGGTCTAGGGCTTCCCCTGCGGTCATCAATGCTCTCATACTGGGCATAACGTCTAGATCATGTATGGCCTTGAAGATATCAGATACTTCAAAGTCATTGAGGTCTGCTTTGTCTACCCAATAGTTAACATAACGATTGACTGTCTCTTCCCAAGTCTCACGTCGTTGTTCCTCTGGTAGGTAACGTGCGTAGCGTGACTTGTGTATGTATTGTTGGTATGCGTCCATCTATTCTGTTACTCCTAGTGTCTCGTTTAATATGGCTTGTGATGCTAACTGTAGTAGCATGTGTACACCGTCAGGGTACTGCTCGTTAGAAGCTACTTCAAACATCTCCCCGTCTTCATACATTACTACAACTACTTTAGGACTTCTTTTCTCTTCTTCCATTACTGAAGCTTTGGCAGCAAAGGCCATAAGAAACTCAGCAGTGGTAATCTCCTGCTCCTCTTCTTCTTTCTTAACTCCAAACTTACCTTCTACTACACGCATAGTTTTCTTAGGTTCAGGGTTTGTTGTGTCTTCATCACTCATGTACTAACTCCTTTATCAACCACTCTAGGTACACACGGGCCTTACGTAAATCCTCTACTCCGTTCTTGTACTTGTACCTATGTATGTACTTGTGTACGTTTCCCTCGCAGTAAGCACGAAAGTCATCACCCAGTTGCTGCTTGATGTAGTCAATGGCCTCGACTCCACCCTTGTTGTAATGCTCTGGTTTATCAACTACGTCTACCTTGATCCACTTTTTCTCTTTCTTTGTTACGTTGTCCCACTCCGCTGGTGTCGCGTTGTCAATACTCATAAACTTCATCCTCTAGTTCCTCTGTAAAGTCATCTAACTTTCGTATGAGTTTGTCCTCAAATCTATCTAGTATTTCCTCAGATGAAATTTGTAACGCCTCTAGTAAGTCGTCAGGGTCATACAAATGCAAAATCTTCTCCTTAATTTCTTCTAGTGTCAGTGACATAATCGACTAATTCCTTTAATGTGTCTATAGTATACCATAGAATCTCGTGTTTGTCACACCATTGAGCCATTGTATTCTTAGTACTTTTGCTTACTTTTTGGTTAGGCTTCATAAGTATGAAGATAAGTTCTTGATTGCTTCCAAGGCAGTTAGAGACTGAGCGATACTTCTGGGTGTCTCCTGATCTGAAGTATCCTTTGCATTCAATGAGGTACTGCTGGTCGTTTCTTTCGTACACAAAGTCCGGTGTGTACTTACGTTCAATCCTGTACGGGACTTGGAACGGCTCATAGCTGAAGCCGTAAGGTTGTAGCTGCTTCGATACGTCATATTCAAACCCTGATCTAAATTCATTAGGATACTTCTTGGACTTTCGGCTCATTGACCACCTCTGTTAAATACCTTGGACCACTTGAGTACAAGAAAGTACGCAGACCTGACCAACATACGTGCTTGTACTGGCAATAAGAGCAACCCACGGCTAACTTTTGGTTGCCACTTTTGCCGTCTGGAACGACCTCGTGACATACCTCTGGCCACACTGGTTGCTCCACTAGCTTTTTTACGCGTTCTATATGCTCCTCTATGTCGTAGCCAATCTTAGCGTGTACAGGAGCCTGTGTGTCATCAGAGTCGTACATCAGATAAGTTAGATGTCCGTTCTGTTTGTCCATAGCTAACCAGCCAAACTTGGTTTCTCCTTCTGAATGTGCATAGCCCTTAATTTGAGCAATGTATCCAAACGGATCATCAAAAGCGAGACTTCCGTCTTTGAATTTTTTAAACCCAAAAGTGGAAGTGCTTTTAACATCTGTGACAACACCGTCAATTTTGCAGTCCATAGAGCCTTTGATACCTGCGACTTCACATTGCTTTTGTTCATCTGTCACCTCGTGTCCTGAGAGCCTAGTGAGAAACAGCAGCATCTCCTCAATCAGATGCCCGTACATAAACTTGACATGCGTGTTAGGCGTCATATCCTCTTGTACGTCAGAGTTATTCACGGCGTTCCAGAGGTAGCGATCATCTCGCCCAATGTTAGACATACGTAACTTACGACCGTCACGCTTCTCTGTAAACAAGTTTGACATAAGTTTCTTACAGTTCTCACCAAAGCGGTCTATCTCTTCGTATAGGTCCACGTCCTCTGGTACTTCTTTGGTAGCGACTACTTTGTATATGTCCTCTACCAGTGAGTATATTTTGTTCATTCACGGTTCTCCATCAGTTCAGCCACAGCTTCCTGTGCCTGCTCTGGTTTGCACTTGAACCACTCGCCTCTGCGGTCAAAAGATTTCTCCAGTAGAGAGTGGGCCTCTGACTCAGCAGATCGTCGGTCATCCACAGACCAGCTTGTGAACAAAGAGTAGTCTCTGAACGGTGAAGACGTTTGGTAACCGTTGAGTCTGTCTTCTGAGTCTATCGCCATGCCTACTTTAATCCACTCAGGGAAGTTAGGGTTAGTAATGATGTACACCTGTCCCTCTTTGCTCATTTCGTACTTCGCTAGACTGTCAAAAGCTGCATCTGTAAACGTCTTGTAGCGTCCGGGTTTGTGCAGGGGGTGGTCTTTCCTGACGTACTTACCGTTAACATACATTTTTGTTTTATCATGTATTAACGATCTTTGTCTTACTCTTTCAGGATTATCTTTGTAGTACTTGCCATCTGTCTTAGTGTAAATCATCCCTATCTCCTCAGTGTGTATCCGACCACGTTTGTCCGACTTTGTACTCTCCGTCGAGTGGGCACCTGAGGTCGAATGATAGACCCGACGCCTTGATGCACTCAACTGCGAGCCACCCAAACTTCTCTGCTTGTTCTGTGACAACCTCCGTTTGTATT